ACTGCACCAGTAGTTGCGCCAGTAGCAAAATCTTTACGCAAGCCAGCAGCAATAAAATCCTCGTAAGCATTACCTGACAACTCACCAGCTAATGATCCAGTAGATCTGCGAGTGCCATGACGCATATCACGCATTTGTTGTGATGCTAAAATCTCATTTGATGTATATGAGTCTTTTTCCAATTGGAATGAGCCAGTAACACGACGCAATGAAATTGCGCCTGTATCTGAGGCTTTAGTGCCCCATGTGGTTTCTTTTTTATAACTTATTACCTTATTAATGCCTTGTGCTGATGCCATGATAATTACCTCTTAAAATAAACCTGCAAACGCAGGAACAACAAAAAGCGCAAATGCGCCACTCTTTGCCTTCGCAGGCTACGGGATAACTTCCGCAAAATAATTGATTGAAATGGGCAGGATGTAATTCTTATCATCTTGCACCGCACTTCCAATAATCGGGGTTCGCATTACCTTAACAGTTAAACCGCTTTCAGTCATGGCTAAACCACGCGCAAAATGCGTTTTAATCGCTTCAGCTTTCGCTTGAGCCGCCCCTCTACCCTTATTAATTGGATAAAACAGTATTATCTCAAAAAATCCAACCTCTCTGTAATATCCATCACCTAAAGTCGGATTCTCAGGTGCAGCAGGCAAAATTCTCACTCGCTGATAGGGAGTTCCCTCTACTGGTGAATAACTTACATTCTCATAAGCCGTGGCAAGGTTATTAGCAATTGTAGCTAATTTTTTCTCAAATGCAGCACTAATTTTGACTACGCTCATTTAACCACCTTACGACCAATGTTTTCTAACGCACTCATAACTTCCTGATAAGTGATTCTAATAAATCCTTGTGGGGCTTGTTTAGAATAACCATTGACTGTTTTTGCACCATCACCATATAAACCAAACTCTAGCTTGTGCGTATAGGGCAGGTTATTGGTAATGAATATACTATCACCTAGCTTGAAGTTAGATAATGTGCCTATGGCTCTAGCATTTGATTCCATGCCGCTTATATCAGCACTTTGTTCAGCCATATTTGGTGCATTTATGCCAACATTCCAATTGCCACGCAATCTGCCAGTATCTACTGGACTTTTCTGCACAACTTTAGCTTCTAACTCTAACGCAATCGCTCTAGCAATCTGCGATGCGTTTTCTTTTGACTTATTCAGAATTCTAGTTAAATCAACGGTCAATGTGCCAGTATTATTGGCAATCATTTTCTCACCTGCAATTCATATAAAACATTGATCCCAGCAGGTTCAATAGCTTTCACACTAACAATGTCATAGTCAACGCTATTAATGGTTATCTTATCTGTAACGCTAGGCACTACACTCATCTGTATAAATACCTGCTGATCATCTTGCTTAATTAAACTATCAGTGGTGGACTTTAATCCATCGCCATAAGGCAATATGACGCCAATATCAGTTGTGCTGCTAGTGGTTAGCGTATTCGCACCAGTGGTGGTGTCATAACTATTACTTGTAGTTTTTACTAGCGTCATGGATTGACCAAACTTGGCAAGCAAGCTACGAGCAGTTCCTTTGATGCTATTGTAATTCACTTACGCACAACCTCACGGCTAATGCCGCTAGAGCTATCTAAAAATGGTGCTAATAGATTATCTATGGCGCGGTATTTCGTATAAGCCTGTTTAGTATCATCGTATTCGACTTCTAAACTAGCAACCTTTTCCCTTTTAGCGATGCGCTCAATGTCAGGGGCTAAATCACCAGTAGATGACCTTAACCCTAAATCCGCACAAGCATTAGCAACCTCGGTAGGCACTACATCATTCGGGTAAAACGAGAATTGATTTAAGTAAGTAAAATCTCTGCGTTGAACCTCATCTCTAGGAAAGCTCAATGCTTGCGCCTCTGTATGGCGATAACCTAAGAATCGTAAACGATAGACCTGCTCAATATAATCAGTGGCTTTTCTTAATGACTGTTCTTTAGCGGCAGTCGTTAAACTCGCCCATGCAGTATTACCACGATTAGAATGGTAAGTGTCGGCATCGGCTACACTGATATAACTTTCAGCATTAGCTAATCCAGTTCCGTTTTCAACAATTAAACTCATAATAATCCTTTGTAATAACCCCAGCAGAAAAGCCCCGTTAAGAGCCTTTCCACTTGAATTACTAGCCTAACAATACAGCAGCGAATTCAGGTTTCCATAGTTTAGTACCCCAAGCAGCAGATACATTAAACATAGCTTTTTGGAAGCCTTTGTATGCACGAACTTCAAACACTAGACCTGAATATGGATCTTGGATTGTCATTGCGTCCACAGCAGCATCACCACCGTTTGGCATTGCAGGTGCGCGGATTGCTAACTCTAAAGCATTGCGGTGGAATACCACATTGCGAGTAGAAGCAGCAGTTACAGTGATAGCAGCATTATCAGCAGCAGCTTTGCGTAAGCCCGGTGCGGCTAAAGTAACCACGTTAGAAGCAAGAGCAGATGCAACTACATATTTGTTGGTGTCATTAGCAAATGTAATGATGTCACCAGCTAAGATTGTGCCAGTGCCGCCATCAACAGTAATAGCAGTTGCGCCAATAGCATAACCACCAGCATTGTTAACCAAGTAGCTTGCACCAGTACCAACAGCAGGTAATTGGATGCCAGCAGATTCTTTAAGCATGATGCCTTGTAAATCTAACAACACACCATTACGCAACAAATCAGTAGAACCATTTTCGTTAGCTTTTTGTAATTGAGCAAGGTTACGCAATTTAGTGCCAGCAGCAGTATTCAATACCATTGTGACATCATTCATTGGTGCGCCATTATCAACTAAGATTTTACGCAATTCAGCAACTTCATCGAAATTAGAACCGAATGGTGTCGTGCCAGCAGTACCGAAAGCGCGTGAAGCACCTAAGTAAGCAGAAGTAGCCAAATCGATTTCGATTTCGTTTGTTAAAGCTCGCATAGCTTGACGAATTTGATCACCGTAGATTGTTTCAAAACCTGAACCGTTATTTACATGACGGATGTCCTCACCAGTCCAAGGTATTTGCACACCGCGAGATTTAGTGATTGATAGAGTTTTGCTGTCCACTGTTTGATCAGTGCCTTCAGGGATTGTCATAGAAGGCGCATTGTCAATAGCGGTAGCTGAACGAGTGAAATGTGAACGAACCACATCATTTAACGCAACGCGCTCTGAGCCATTACCATTAATAGTTGATGATGATATTACGCCTGTAAGTTCACGACCTACAACGTCGGCTGCTTTATATAGATCAGCAGCTAAATCGGTTAATACGTTTGCCATTTTATTTCCTTTGTTTAATCGACCACTTTAAATCCGTCTTTTGCCAAAGTTGCTCTTTCATATTGCGACTTCGCTTCAAATTCAGACCTAGTTATAGTCTTGGATTGAGTATTGTTATTACCACCTGTTGCACCACCACCACTATTGTTTTCTGCTGCTACAAAATGCTTACCTGTTTCGCTTGTAGCCCACTCTTTAACAAAGTCGCTTAGTGCTTTATCACCAATCACAGCTTGGTAGTTACCATTATCAGCTTTGATTGTGGCTTGCATTTTCAGCAATGCCTTTGCAGCATCCATCAGTTCGGGCTTAACTTTAGATTTAGCCAATGAATCAGTTAAATTAGCATCCAATAAATATGTTGTTAATGCGCCATCTTTTTCTTTTACAAGTCCTGACAGCCTTTCCAACTCTTTTTTGCTTAATTTTCCATCATTCTCCAGCTTACTAGATAGTTCGACAACTTGATTTTGTAGATTAGCGTATTCCTCAGGATCAATGTCTGCACCTTTAGCTTTAACTTTTAGTTTCACTAAATCAGACTTCAAGCCTTTGTTACTTTCCTCTAATGCTTCAAATTTACTTAATAAACCATCTAATTTGTCTTGCGTTAATTCCTCTAACTTCATACATGCTCCCTCACGGCACTGCCGTCATTTAAGCCACTGGCTCATTACTGCGTGGCACAGCCACAAAACAAAACCCATTAGCACGGCTAACAGATTCCAATAAAACTTATTTAAATATTATACGCTCTTATTTTTTCTATTGCATCATTCTCTAAATTATCTTCGTATTCTGCAAGGCTTTGACCATTTAGCATTTTTAGCCATTTTTCTTTTGCAATCTCAAAGTTTTCTGCAACTTTGTCTTCAGGTAAATTAGATCCAACAATTTCAGGGTTTTTCATTATTTCACCAATAAATTAAAACGGTCATTATCAATCGTGCCATTATTAAGCAATTCTTTAGCTTTTGAGTTTAATAAAGTCTTTAATTTTCCAGCATCATAAACTGGTACATCATTTATGCTGCCTAATGCAACTGACTTAGGTGTGCCGCCATTATTCACGACCTGCAACTGCACTCTAGGATTGTTTGCATAGAATCCAGCCAATTCTTTAATTGTCTTACTTGCACCAGTATGCGCTCTAATTAAAGTATTTATATCAACTGCCCTTGGTCTAGTAGCATTAAAGGCAAGTGCATTTTCAATAGGGGTATTCGTATAGACGATAGCAACATTACCTTTGGTAGCCTCAAGAGCCTGATCAATCTTAAGTCTAGCAGATTCAAAACTTCCTAATACGGAATCATAAACTAAGCCGTCTTTCTTAATGCCAAGTGATTCAGCCGCCAATGGCATCGTGGCAGATTTCCCTGACCCACTACCACCAGCAGTAAACAATGTTGCAGACTTATCATTAGCAATTCGTTTCGCATTTAACGCATCCGCATAAAGCTCTTTAGCCAAATACGAGCTAGGCTCATGGACTGCGGCAACCAAATTTCGATCAGCAACAAAATCACGACTTAATGTTTTAACTAAATCAGGATCAATCGTATTTCCATAAACTTTTTTATAGCTATCCATTAATGCTTTTTTATTCGTTCTTATAGCATTATAGAATTTAGTTTCGACTGCTCTTTCTTTTTCGGTAAGGTTAGGTGATCTAATAAAATTATCAGTAACAACCTTATCAAATACTTTGGCATTGCGTTCTTTTAACTGCTCTAATGTATAGACATGACCTTTAGGGCTAACAAACTTATCAATAGGCAAGCCGCCATCCCTGAATAATTTTGCCTTAGTCACTCCAAGCACTTCGTTTTGCCTTTCGACTGATTGCTTTTTAAGCCACTCTTGGTATGTAATCTTTGACGGCACTTGACCATCCATCGATGCGCGAGTGCTTGCAGGTATATCTAAATCCAATCCTAATTCTTTAAATGACTTGATCACAGCAACATAGCGACTGCGGCATCTAAAGTGAGCTGGGATTGATGGCTTTGTTTCGCCTATCTTATAGAAGTTCCCATCTCGACTAGCGCATAATTCAGTGGTGCGAGTATCAAGGGTTGCTGTATAGCGATATCCCTTGATAATATCCTCATTCGCATCGTATAACTTTTGCTGGGCAACATTGGCAGTGTGGGCAATGGCAGTCAATACAACTGATTCAGCATTGGCTCTAGTAATGTTTAATATGCCATCAGTATAATTTAATGCTCTAGTGCCTCGAATCTTATTGACTATTTCGCCAGTGGTTTGACTTTCAATAAATCCAATTCGCACTGCATCTTTAATTAGATTAGCCTTTTGCGTTTCCATCCCATCTAAGAACTCATTTAAGAACTTACCTTGAAACGGAGTGGCAATGGCAGCAGCATAAGCAGCTTCAGGTGCAATCGGCAAGACTTTAACTGGCTGCACACTACCAATTAAGTTTTCCTGATAATCCAATTCAGCTTGAGTAAACTTTTTAAGATCCAAATTGAGTTGGGTTGATACCTGACCATAGGCAACCGAATTTAATTCGTTTACAGACTTAAGCAATCCGTTAATGCGGCTTAATTTTTCAGGGCTAGGGGTAACTTTATTCAATTCAGTGGTTAATCGATTAAATAGATCCACATCAGCACGATTGAGTAACTTAATTACTTTTTGCGAAACGGCATTGCTATATCCAAGCACATCAATTGCGTGAGCAACCTCTTTGTTCAATAAAGTTTCATTTACGCTCATTTATTTTACATCTTTGCCGATAACTAACCCAGTCCAAGTAGTTCCACCATTATGGGTAAAAAATCCAAGCACATCCCTGCCACTAGATGTAAGAGTAGGGGCTGTTCCTGCTACCCACTTCATATTAGCCCACCAAGTGATTGCGGCAGATCCACCATTGGTTAAGTCAATGATAAAAGATGATACCGATCCACTGCTTGCAGTATTGCTGACTGTAAAGGTAGTAGCACCTGAAACAGTATGCGTAAAATAGTTTGCGGAATCTAAATTAAAGTTATTGGCACTTGATGCGGCTCTTGTTTCTTTAAATCCAGTGATTGTCTTATTGGTTAAGGTTTGCGCCCCAGTTAAGGTGACATCGCCAGTGACTATATCGCCACTCCCTAACAATGATGTGCTATTAATTGTCTTAATGCTTGTGCCTGACACCAATGCGTCTTGTTTTGCACTTGGCGCAATAGCAGCCCATGATGTTAAGTCTGCATCATACGCTTGAACAGTAGAACCAATGGCAGCAGATGTTAGATAGCCAGCACTTGCATGATTGCCCCAGCCATAAGCAGTATTCCAGTTTGATATGTTAGTGCCAGTAATTCCATAAGCAGCATGGGCAACAAATACTGGATCTGTTTCTGTATAACTACTGATATAACCACTAGGATTAGCGGCACTATAAGGGGTATAGCCTAAAATAGTCGCTATGGTTTTATTTTTCCATAGGTTAGTAGCGGATTCGTAAACTACGACCTCATTGTTTGCTTTATCAACAATACTAACGTCATGCAATTCATCTAACTCATAGCCATTTTGTATTTTGACTTCAATTGCGCCTTGATTGGCATGACTGCGAGTAACTACTCCGACATAGACCAAATGAGTAGGGGCTAATGTTTTTGTTGAGGTATATGTTCCAGCAACGCTACCGCTTAAATATAACTGCACTCCCTCTGCAAAAGCAGATGTATCTAATCCAACCAATTGACCAAACACAGTGGCATAGCCATTGGTATTAGTAGGCAAATCTGCTGTAATTAATCCTAATGTTTGGGCAGAAGTTGAATCACCAGTAGCCAAGGCTTTACTAACAGTCGCTTTATTTCCAGCAGCACCGCTAATATAAACGACAGTGCCTTTAGTTAAAGTAGCACCAGTAGTATTACGCACTTGCGCCAATAAAGTAGATGCTGGAGATGCTTCCGATACCTGCACATTAGTGACTGTGCCGTCTTGCGTTACAATCAAGCTGCCATCTAATGATGTGATTTCGGTTATACCACCACCACCGCCAGTAGTTTCTAAATTAAAAGTCGTGCCATCATTGGTAATTTGAACGGTATTGCCAGTAGAAGTTAGTGTTTGGACACCAGTTGAGCCGCCCAAAAATCGCCCGATCCCATCCTTACCAGCTAGGTCAACCGCCTTGCCCCAGTTTCCGTCAGGCAATTCAAACTTTAATTTAGTGC